GGCCGCCGCATGGGCCGCCGCATGGGCCGCCGCATGGGCCGCCGCACGGGACGCGGCATGGGTCGCACTCAAGCCGACCGTCATTGAGCTGCAGGCATCCGCGCTGCAGTTGGTTGAACGGATGATCGAGTGCCAGTGATGGCGAAGCGCAGCGAACACGTGGAGGCGGTAACGCTGCTGCGCGTGGTGCGCTTGCATGAGCGCCAGCGACCGGAGCTGGCGCTACTCTTTGCTGTGCCGAACGGCGGCGACCGTAATCCGGTGGTCGCCGCGAAGTTGAAGGCCGAAGGCGTGCGCGCCGGCGTGCCGGATTACCTGCTGCCGGTAGCGCGGCAAGGTTTCCACGGGCTGGCCATCGAGCTCAAGGCCGTGGGCGGCCGCCCATCATCGGAGCAACGCCAGTGGCTGGCCGACCTGGTCGCACAGGGCTGGCGTGCCGAGGTGTGCGTGGGCTGGGGTGCGGCATGGGACGTGTTGAGCGATTACCTGGGGATGACGCATGAGACGACTGGCAGCTGACCCCGAGTGCGTCGACTGGTTCGCGGTGCTGATCGACCTGCAGCGCCAGGGGATACCGACCTCGTCCGTCGCCTCGCTGCTGGCCATCCCGAAGTCCACGATCCTGGGCTGGAAGCAGGGGGCCGAGCCGCGGCACCGCGACGGCGAGCGGCTGATCGACCTGTGGGTGGGCGTAACCGGCAACGCCCAGGCCAAGCTGCCGCGCATGCGCTCGGCGAATAGTCGGGAATCCGTCCAGGCCTGAGCAGCACACTCGCGAGCGAATCCCCACGCGAGGCCCCGCCCATGCCCACCCCCGACCTGCAGCCCCAAGTCCCCGGCGAGCAGCCGGCAAGTCAGCCGCCCGAGGCCACCGGTAACCCGGCCATCGACCTGCCGGCCATCGCCGAGCTAGCCATCCCGGAGCTCGAAGCGCAGCTGAGCGGACTGTCGGTCGAGGAGCTGCTGGCCCTGGAGACGCTTGAGGTCGACGGCAAGAACCGGGCTGGTGCGCTGGCATCCATCGCCGCCGAGATCGACGCCCGGCAGGCCGCGCAGGCCGTCGCGGCGAAGAAGGCTGCGAAGCAGGCCGAAAAGGCCAAGCCCGATTACAGCCGCCCCGTGCTGACCAAAGATGGCTGGCTGGTACCGGAGCCCAAGGCCTGAGCATGTGCGGCTCGACGAAAGCGCCGAAGGTCGTGCAGGACGACCCGGTCGCCGACCAGGCTGCAGCGGACGCCAAGTCCACGCAGGAGGCCAACAGCCAGCTCGCCTTGCGCCGCAAGCAGCGTGCCCAGAACAGCCTGCTGACCATCGGCATGCAGGGCACCAAGCCCGGGACCGTCACCCCGTACAACCTGCTGGGCGCAGCCGTGACGCCCGGCGCCACGCTGGCTCCCGCAAGCACGTTCGCGCAGAACCTGGTGCGTCCGGCATCCACGAAGCTGGGGCTGTGATCCATGGCCGCTGACGCCAGCAAAATCTGTAAGCGCCTGGGTGAGCTCAAGGCCGCCCGCTCGCCGCACGAGCAGGTCTGGCGCGACTGCTACGACTTCACGCACCCGCTGCGCGCCGACGGCTTCAGCGGTAGCATCGTCGACGCCCAACAGGGTCTCAACCGCAAGGCGCGGCTGGTCGACGGCACGGCCACCGACAGCGCCCGCATGCTGGCCAGCGCCATCATGTCCGGCCTGACGCCCAGCAATGCGCTCTGGTTCCAACTCGACGCGGACAATCAGACGCAGGAGGAGGCGCAGTTCTTCGACACGGCGGCGCGCACCCTGTGGCTGAACATCCACCAGGCCAACTTCGACGCCGAGGCCTACGAGTGCTGCCTGGACATCGTCGATGCCGGATGGTTCGTGCTGTTCATCGACGAGGACCGGCAGCGCGGCGGGCTCACGTTCGAGCAGTGGCCCATCTCCGGCTGCTACGTCACCAGCACCCGCGCAGATGGCGTGGTGGACACGATCTACCGCGAATACCAGCTGACCGCTGCGGCTGCCGTGGCCGAGTTCGGCGAGGACGCGCTGAGCAAGGAGACCGTCGAGCTCGCGCAGAAGCGGCCGGACGAGAAGGTCCAGTTCGTCTACGTGATCGAGCCGCGCACGCCGCACGTGGTGGGCGCCAAGCTCGCCAAGAACTTGCCGTTCGCCGCCATCGTGGTCGAGGCCAAGACCAAGACAGTGGTGCGCGAGTCCGGCTTCCACGAGTTCCCGTGCGCCGTGCCGCGGTGGATGAAGATCCCCAACACCAGCTACGGCGTTGGCCCGGTCTACGATGCGCTGCCCGACATCCGCATGCTCAACGAGCTGAAGGGCATGGAGCTGGCGAACGCTGACATAGGCATCGCCGGCATGTGGATCGCCGAAGACGACGGGGTGCTCAACCCGCATACGATCAAGATCGGGCCGCGCAAGATCATCGTCGCCAACTCCGTCGAGTCGATGAAGGAATTGAAGGGCGGCGGCGACTGGCAACTGGCCGACTTCCTCGTAACTGGTCTGCAGGCGGCCATCCGCAAGGTGCTGATGAGCGACCAGCTGCAGCCGCATGACGGCCCGGCGATGACCGCGACCGAGGTGCACGTGCGCGTGCAGCTGATCCGGCAGCTACTGGGTCCGATCTACGGGCGCCTGCAGGCCGAATACCTGCGCCAGGTCGTGGAGCGGTGCTTCGGCCTGGCGCTGCGTGCGGGCGCGCTGCCGCCGGTGCCGCCGTCCCTGGCCGGGCGCGACTACGCGGTGAAGTACGTGAGCCCGATGGCGCGCGCGCAGAAGCTCGAGGATGTGACCGCAGTCGAGCGCCTGTTCCTCAACCTGGGCCAGCTGGCGCAGGCCACGCAGGACCCGACCGTGTTCGACCAGGTGGACACCGGCAAGGCCATCGAGGTCACTGCCGAGGGCTTGGGCGTGCCAGCCGGCATCCTGCGCACGCCCGAGCAGGTGCGGGCCATCGCCGCGCAACGGGCGCAGCAGCAGAAGCAGGCCCAGGCCGAGGCCCTGGCCGCGCAGACCACCCAGGTGGGTGCCGAGGCGATGGCGAAGAAGCAGGCCACCGCATGAACGACCGCCCCGAACCCCTGGCGCCCGAGGTCTACGCCCGTGTGTTCGAGAACCATGCTGAGGGCGCACAGATCCTCGAGGACCTGATCCGCCGTTTCCACCGGCCAGCGGTCACCGCCGGCGGTATTGACGCCATCCTGGCCACCTACCACCGCGAGGGCGCCCGCGCCGTCGTGGATTTCATCGTCAACCGCATCAACCAAGCCCACGGAGTACCCATCGATGAACCACTGGACGAGGCTTAACCGTGTCTACCAGTCACCTGCAGATGCTGGCGGCGGCGGTGGCTCTGGCGCTGCCACCGGAGGCGACGGTGCGCAAGGTCAACCGGCTGCTGGCGCAGCAGCGACAGGCGGTGAAGGTGCCGCCACGCCCGCGGCTGGGCAAGCTGGACAAAGCACCTCGGAGTCGCTGCTACAGCAAGGGGCGGGAAGTGCGGGAACGGATTACCTGCCCGAAAAATTCCGCGTCGCGAAGGAAGATGGTTCGATCGATGTCGACGCCTCCGCGCGAAAGCTAGCGGCAAGCTACGTCGAGCTGGAGAAGACCCGGCCCCGTGGCACGACGCCCAAGACGCCCGAGGAATACAAGATCGACGGCTTGCCCGAAGGGGTGGACTTCGAGGCGGTCAAGAAAGACCCGCTGTTCACCGGCTTCCTGAAGGGCGCGCACGCACGCGGCATGACAAACGACGACGTGAGTTATGCGCTCGGCGAATACTTCAAGCTGGCACCGGAGCTGCTGAAGGCCAACCAGCAGATGGGTGCCGAGGAAGCCAAGGCCGCGCTGGCCAAGGTGTGGACCGGCGGCGACCAGGTGGTGACGCAGAACCTCGGCTTGGCCATGCGTGCAGTGAAGGGATTCGGCACCGAGGGCGACGTGCCCGGCGGCATCGAGCGCCTGACCGCGAAGTACGGCAACGACCCCGACTTCCTGGCCTTCGCCGCCAAGGTCGGCAAGGAGATGCAGGAAGACCAACCCATCCGCGACGGCACGCCGGCGGCGCAGGACTGGGACGGGCAGGTGGCCGCGATCAAGGCTCACCCGGCATACACCAATGCCGACCACCCCGAGCACAAGATCCTCGTGCAGAAGATGAAGACGTTGTACGACGCCCGCTACGGCAAGGCGAAGCAGCACCTGGGCACCGTCGCCGCGTAGCCGAACTCAACCACCTGCCGATACCCGAAGAGCCCGCGCGCGTCGCGGGCTTTTTCGTGCACCCGAAATAGTCGGGATTCCGACTCGTGACGCGTGGAAACTCCATGCGCATGCGGCCCCAGGTGGCACTGGGACAACCGTCGCAGCCCGCGAGACCGCGCCGCGCGAACGTCATGGCCCACTGCGGTGGACAACCGGACAGGCACGAAACCCACCATCACTTCGGAGCAACATCATGGCAGGCGATATCACCGAAGCGTTCGTGCAGCAGTTCGCTGACAACTTCGTGCACGTAGCGCAGCAGAAGAAGTCCCGTTTCGAAACCGCGGTTGCCATCGAAGGCAACATCGTCGGCATGTCCAAGTCGATCAACCGGCTGGGCCAGCGCACCGCGCAGCGCCGACTGGTGCGACACGGCGATACCCCGATCAACGATCAGCTGTTCTCGACCCGCTACGTCGACCTGTTCGACTGGGAAGACGGCGACATGGTCGACGACCAGGACAAGATTCGCATGCTGGTGGACCCGACCAGCGACGAAGTCCAGGCCATGGTCGCGAGCATGAACCGGGCGAAGGACGACATCATCATCGGCGCCCTGGGCGGCAACGCCCGCAGCTCTGCCGGCAATGTGGCGCTGCCCAGCTCGCAGAAGATCGCGGTCGGCACCAGCGGCCTCACGAAGGCCAAGATCATCCAGGCCAAGCAGATGTTCCGCGCGAACGAGGCGGACGAGGAAGCGGGCGAGGAGCTCTACATCGGCTACAGCTCGCAGGCCCTGGGCGACGTGCTGAACGACACCACGCTCACCAGTGCTGACTTCATGGCAGCGAAGATGCTGCAGGAAGGCACACTCAAGGGCACGTGGCTGGGCTTCCGGTGGATTCCGTCCGAACGCTTCGTGCTGAGCGGCACCACCCGCTACCTGTATGCCTGGGCGAAGTCCGGCATGCGGCTCGGCATCGGCCGGGACATCACCACCCGCGTGGGTGAGGACCCGGGCAAGGGCTTCAACGTGCGCATCTACGCCAAGCAGTCGCTGGGCGCGGTGCGTGTTGAAGAGGAAAAGGTCGTCGAGATCGCGTGCAAGGAGGGGGGCTGATCGCATCGGAGCGCCTGGTGACCCCGGGCACTTCGCCAGCTTTCCCACCACCATTCAGAGGACAACACCATGGCAGTTGAAGCAATCAAGAGCACTTCCATTACGGCTCTCGACGCCCCTTCGCCGGACCAGGCCAACGCCGTCACGACCAAGCTCAACGGTGCCCGGCTCAAGGAAACCGTGGGCTATGCCGCGGTCGCCAACGCCGCGTCAATCGGTTCCACCTACCGGCTGGCCCGCGTGTCCAGTTCGGTGCGCATCTCGCAGCTGCTGCTGAGCTGCAGCGCCATCACCTCGGCCACGGCGGACATCGGCGTGTACGAGACGGCGGCCAACGGCGGGGCGGCGGTGGATGCCGACCTGTTCGCCTCGGCGCAGGCCGTGTCCAGCGCGCTGGTCAACAGCGACGTGACGCACGAGGCGGGCACCTACGCGATCACTGACGTCGAGAAACCGCTGTGGCAGGCCCTGGGGCTCACCAAGGACCCCGGGAAGCTGTACGACATTGCGGCCACGCTGACCGCGGCGGCGACCGCGGCTGGAAACATCGGCCTCAAGGTCCGATTTGCGGACGGGAACTGATCCCGGCCTCGCCTGCAACAGGTGGCAGTGAGCTGACCGGGCGGCTGGCAACGCCCGGTCTTTTTTTGAGGAGCCGGCATGGGACCGATCGATATCTGTTCGAACGCGCTGCTGATGCTCGGCGCCAAACCCATTGCGAGCTTCGATGAGTCCGCCGGAGATGCGAACCTCGACCGGGCGCGGCTGTGCGCCAACCTCTACCCCATGGTGCGCCTGGCGCTGCTGCGCAGCCATCCCTGGAACTGCGCCGTGACCCGGGTGCAGCTCTCGCCCGACGCCACGCCGCCGGCCTTCGGCTGGCAGAACCGCTTCCAACTGCCCAGCGACTGGCTGCGCACGCTTGAGGTCGGGAATGGTGTGCGCCTGACCTTCCGCAGCGAGGGCCGCTACATCCTGTGCAACGAGGCGGTGTTCCCGCTGGTCTACCTGCGCGACGTGGCTGAGGGCGACTGGGACGCGATGCTGGTGCAGGCCGCGACCCAGGCCATGGCTGTTCGCTTGGCGTACCCCATCACCGCCTCGAGCGCGGTGGAGCAGGCGCGCTACACCGAGTTCCAGAACTTCATGAAACAGGCGCGTTCGGTCGACGGTCAGGACGATCCGCCGCAGACGCTGGGCGACTTCCCACTGCTGGCCAGCCGCTTCGGTGCCGGCCTGGGCTCGGGTGGCTGAGTCCATGCCGCGCCTCACCGTCGTCCAGACGAACTTCACCGCCGGCGAGATCACGCCGCGACTGTATGGGCGCGTCGACATCGACCGCTACCGCAACGCGGCCAAGACCCTGGAGAACGTCGTCATCCTGCCCCAGGGTGGGGTAGGGCGCCGCGACGGCTTGAGCTTCGTGGCGCCAGCCAAGCATGCCGACAAGAAGGCGGTGCTGATCCCGTACGTGTTCAACGAAGACCAGGCCTACGTGCTCGAGGTCGGTGATGCTTACATCCGCGTGTTCAAGACCGATGCCACGCAGGTCATGGCTGACGCGGTGCCGTACGAGGTGCAAACCAGCTACGCCGAAGCCGATGTTGCCGCGCTCGATTACTGTCAGGGTGCGGACACCATGTTCCTGATGCACCAGGACTACGTCACCTCGCGCCTGCGCCGCTTCGCCGACAACGCCTGGGTGTTCGACCAAGTGCCGTGGATCGTGCAGCCGTTCGACGAGATCGGCAGCAGTCCGACGCTGACCCTGGCCATCGATGACGCGAGCGCCGGCACCGGCCGCACCTTCACCGCCAGCGACAGCGCGTTCTACGCCGCCGACGTCGGCCGGGAAATCCACGCCCAAGGTGGCATTGCCACGATCACCAGCGTGACCAGCGCCACCGTCGCCGTCGGCACGATCACCACGCCGTTCCAGGGCACCAGCATCGCCGCCGGCCTCTGGACCATCACCGGCTCGCCGCAGACCACGGTCACGCCGTCGGTGGCCACGCCGGTGGGCGCTTCCGTCACGCTCACCCTGGCCGCCGCCGGCTGGCGCGCCGAGGACGTAGGCAAGTTCGTCGACTTGAACGGCGGCCTGGTGCAAATCACCAGCATCACCTCGTCGACCGTTGCGGTCGGCACCATCCACGCGGAGCTCGCCTCTGATGTCGCATCGGAGCCCCTGGCATGGATCCTCGAAGGCAGCGTGTGGGGGGGCCTGAACGGGCACCCGCGCACCGGGACGTTCTTCCAGCAGCGATTGTGGTTGGCTGGCTCGCCGGGCTTCCCACAGAGCGCGTGGGGGTCGCGTATCGGCGAATACTACAACTTCGAGCTCGGCGTGCTGGACACGGACGCCCTGGTGGTGGGGGTGGTTTCCGATGAGCTGAACCCGATCGTCAACCTGTCGCAGATCGACGTGCTGATCCCGATGACCTACGGCGGGGAGTTCACGATCCGCGGCGGGAACGACGCGCCAGTGACCCCCACCAACGGCACGGTTAACGTGCAGTCGAACTTCGGCTGCAACCTGGTGCGGCCGGTGAGGGTCGGCAATGAGCTGATCTTCGTTGAGCGGGGCGGCCGGAAGATCCGCGCGATGTCGGCCGACAACATCAACATCGACAAGTACGGAGCCCCGGACATCACGGTGCTCTCGGCGCACGTGACCATCGGCGGCATCACCGGCATGGCCTACCGCGCCCAGCCCGACCCGCTGTTGTACTGCGTGCGCGGTGACGGCGTGGTGCCGACGTGCACCATCGACCGCGACCAGGACCTGGTCGGTTGGACCCGCATCGTCACCGACGGCGTGGTCGAGTCCATCTGCCGCGTGCCGGTGGCTAGCGGTGACCAGGTGTGGGCGCTGGTCAAGCGCACGATCAACGGCCAGGACGTGCGCTACGTCGAGCGCTTCACGCAGGACGTGATGACCGACTCGGCCAAGGTGCAGACCGACGCCACCGGCAAGGACACCTGGGATGGCCTGGATCACCTGGAGGGCCGCACGGTCGTCGTCAAGGCTGACGGCGTGGCCATGGCCAACCGGGTGGTGCGCCAGGGTGCTATCACCATCGAGCGACCGGCCAAGAAGCTGGAAGCCGGCATCGGCTTCGTGCCGCGGGTCGAGGCGCTGCGTCCGGAGCTGCAGGGCAGCGAGGGCAGCGTGCAGGCCAGCAACATGCGCGTGTCCGAACTCACCTGCCGCTTCCTGCTGACCACCGGCGCCACGGTCAACGGCGCGCCGATCTTCGCCCGCCAGACAGGCCTGGGCGTGCTCGACCAGCCGCCGCCGGTCGTGAGCGGCGACGTGCGCATCGAAACGCTGGGCTGGGACAAGGGCCAGTGGAACCTGGTCATCGAGCAGCCGTTGCCGTACCCGTTCCACCTGCAGGCGATCATCGCCGTGCTGACGGTGAACCCATGATCCGGCCGGCCACCCATGACGACCTGCCGGCGCTGCTGGCCATTGCCGACGCGATGCACGCCGAGTCGAGCTTTGCGGGTGTGACCTTCAGCGCCGAGAAGACCGCCGCGCTGTTCGCTGCACTCATCAATGGCGCCGGCTTCTTGATGGTGGCCGAGGCCGACGGCGAGGTGATCGGCGGCATGGCGGGGTGGTGTGCCGAGCACTTTTTCTCGCACGACAAGACCGCCGGCGACTTCGGCCTTTTCGTGCACCAGGACCGGCGCGGCGGCATGGCCGCGGCACGCCTGCTCAAGGCCTTTGCGCAATGGGCGCGGGAGCAGGGCGCCACCATGATCCGCGCCGGCATCACCACCGGCGTCCACCTCGAGGCGTCCACGCGCCTCTATCGCGCCGTCGGCTTCCGCCCTGTCGGCACCGTTCTCGAATTCACGGAGTAGGCCATGTGCACTGGGGTGGAGATTCTTGCAGTTGGGTCGCTCATTGGTGGGGCCGTCGGCGCCGGCGCGGCGATCCACCAGGGCCAGGTCCAGAAGAACTATGCCAACTACCAGGAGGACCAGGCCGAGGCCGATGCCAAGGCTGCCCAGGGCGCCGCCAAGGTCGAGGCCGAGCGCATCCGCAAGGCAGGCGCCCGGCAGCGCGCCGAGGCCGTTGCTGCGCTGGCCGGCTCCGGCATGGACGTCAACTCGAGCACCGCGCTCAAGATCGACCAGACGATCACGCGCAACGCCGAGGACGACGCCTTCATGACGCTGACCGGCGCGAGCAACCAGGCTGCCCGGCTCAACGCGGCCGCAGGCGGCTACCGACTGCAGGGCTCCCAGGCGCTCAGCGCCGGCTACGTGGGCGCCGCCACCAACCTGCTGCAGGCATCCACGCGGGCCGGCTACGGCTGGAAGCAACCCGCCCCCACGGGAGTTTGAGGCATGGCACGGATTCCACTGGGCAACTTCGCCGCGCCGGCGCAGGCACCGGCACCCGTCATCGGCGTCACCGCGCCGGGCGGCCGCGACTTCGTCGGCCAGGCCGTCGAGCGGCTGGGCGAGACGGGCGAGCAGGTCGCCAGCAACGCCCTGGAGGTCCAGCAGCGCGAAAAGTACCGGCAGATGGTCGAGGCCAAGCAGAAGGCCGACGCCATGGCGCGGGCCAAGGCTGCGGACGCCACACTCAACTACGGCCTGCAGGTCAAGGCCGCGCAGATGGATGTGCAGGACAAGATTTCCCGCGGCGACATTCCGTACCAGCAAGGCGAGTCCGCCTTCAGCACCGCCGTCGACCAGATCACGCCGCCGGCGCCAGGCAACCTCGATCCCGCCCTGGCCGTGACGTTCAACACGGGCCTCAAGAGCGCCCGCGAGAACGCCCGCCTGCAGGTCCGGCAGTCGGTGCTGACCGCCCAGGATGACGAGTTCAAGAGCACTTTCGGCAGCGTGCTGGACAAGCTGGGCAAGATGGCCGGGTTCGTCGGTGCCGACGTCGCCAGGATCAACGCCCAGGCCGATAGCTTCGCGCCCCTGGCCCGCCAAGCCGGCCTGAGCGAGGCGCAGGTCACCAAGACCCTGCAGGACTTCAAGGACAACAATTGGACGCAGCAGGCGACCCAGCGCGCCATGCTGGCCCGGAATGACGTCGGGCAGCTCGATCAGATCGCCGCGGACCTGGGTGGCGCGAAGGGGTTCTACGCCGACAAGCTCGACGCCAACAAGCGCAACGCCATCCTGTCCCAGGTGCTCAATCGCAAGCAGCTGCTGCTGGACCGCGCCGCGCACGCCCAGGACCGGGCCGATGCCGCTGGTGCGCGCGTGATCAACCAGATGGACGAACAGATCGCCAGCGGCGTGCCGGCCACCCCGGAAATGTTCGCCGACTGGGCGGACAAGACCAAGGGCACCGCCAGTGCGGCCGACTTCGACGCCCGGGTGAAGGACTACGACACGGTGCAGAAGGTGCTGCGCATGTCGCCGGCCGAACAGCAGACCTACCTGCAGCAGGCCCAGGCCAAGCTCCTCAGCGGCGGCGGCTCGGTGCACGACAAGACCATGCTCGACCGCACCACCACGGCCGTGAACGCCAGCATCCAGCAGATGCGCACGGATCCGCTGCTGTGGAACCAATCCCGGCTCGGGGATGCCGTCGAGCCCATCAACGTGGCCGACCTGCCGCAGCTGGCCACCAGCGGCGAGCTGGCCACCACGTTGCAGCAGCGCGCCGCGACGCTGGACGCCATGCGCAAGCAGTACGGCACCGAAGTGCCGATGAAGCTGCTGCTGCCGCAGGAGGCTGACGGCGTGTCGCGCGTGCTCGAGCAGGCCAGCCCGAAGCAACAGGCCGCGCTGTTCGGCGCGATGAAGAACGCCGCCGGCAACGACGCGGTATACGCCGCGGTGATGCAGCAGATCGCTCCGAAGAGCCCGGTGCTGGCCTACGCCGGCAAGATCATGGGCACCGGCCGGCCAGCCATTGCGAGCGTGGAGACCCACTGGTTCTCGCCCAACGTGAACGTGGCGATGTCAGCCCAGGACGTGGCGCAGACCATGCTCGACGGCGAGGCGCTGATCAAGCCCGACGAGAAGGGCGCCGCCAAGTTCCCAATGCCGGCGGACGCGGGCGTGAACGGTCTTCGGGCGGTGTGGGCCACGGTGGTGGGCGACGGCTTCCGCGGAGACGGTGGCAGCGATGCCCAGGCCTACCAGGCGTTCCGGGCGATGTACGCCGGGCTCGCGGCCAAGGCCGGCAAGTCCGACGGCGTGTTGGATACCGACATCGCCACGATGGCCGCGCGCGCCAGCATCGGCAACGTGGGCGAGTGGAACGACAAGATCGTGATCCCGCCTTACGGCATGGACTTCGGCAAGTTCACCGACGCCGCCAACACCGCATGGGCCTCGGCTCGGGCGCACGTTCCGGGCGCCGCCGAGAACGACCTGGGTGCCTACGACCTCGACCGCATCGGTGACGGCGTGTACGTGGTGAGCAACGGCCAAGCGCCGGTACGTGATGCCAACGGCAAGCCGGTGATCCTGCGCATCGCGCCCAGCGGGACGACATCGACCAGCACACCGCGTGGTCTGATCACGGCCGGCAACATTGACCTCATGCACCGGCCGGTCGTGAAGAACGACGACGGTACCTACTCGACGGTGCGGTCGATTTCGATCAGCGAGGACGGGAAGGAGGTGCTCATTCCGACGGTCATCGGCGACCGGGTCGTCTCCAACAAAGAAGCGATCGCGCACTACAAGAAAACCGGGGAGCACCTGGGAATCTTCGACAGCATCCAGGACGCCAACGCGTACGCCGAGACGCTGCACGAGCAGCAGGCCAAGCTCTACGGGGAACAGTGATGGACGGCGACCTTTCCCCCAGCGAGCAGGCGGTATTCGACAACCTGTACGGCGCGGAGCCGGGCGAGGCCGCGCCGCGCACCCCTGGTATCCTCGCCGGCGCCTACAAGGCCGCGGCCGGCGTGCCATCGGCGCTGGCTGGGATCGGCCTGGACATCGGCCAGGCTGCGGTCAACATCACCGACCAGGCCACCAAGCCGGCGCAGTTCGTGGGCCTGTTCCAGGAGCTCGGCAATCAGAAGCCCGGCGAGCAGGACGCCGTCGGCACGGCCCTGGCCGCAACGCAATCACCGTTCGATCGGGCCAACCAGGTCATCGACGAGACGCGAGAGAGTGCCAACGAGCTGTACCGTCCGGACCCGCAGACCACGGGATTCATCGGCAACACGCTCTTCGGCGCCGTCGACGTCCTGACGCGCGTCGGCGTGGGCAACCTGGTGCTGCCTGGCGCCGGCCTGCCGCTGGCCGCTGGCACAACCGGCTTTGAGCGCACCAAGGAACTCGAGGCGCAGGGCGTCGACAGCAGCACGGCGATGCAGTCCGGCCTGCTGACCGGAGGCTCGCTGCTGGCCATGGGTGGCGTGACTAGCTTCGGCAGCACGACGCTGCAGCGCATCCTGACCGGCGGTCTGACCAACGTCGGCTTCGGTGCCGGCACGCGCGCCATCGACTCGAAGATCCTCGAGGCCAACGGCTACCACGCCCAGGCCGAGCAGCAGAAGTGGAACGACGGGGCATCATTGCTCGCCGACGCCGTGATCGGCTCGGTCTTCGGTGCGCTGCCGCACGGCGGCAAGACTAGGCCGGCGGACATGGTCGATGCCGCGCTGGGCGCCAAGAACGCGCAGAACGCCGCGGAGCTCGCGCCCGGCGTGCCGGCCGACCCACGCTCTTCCGCCGCCCACGCATCCGCCCTGGATGCCGCTGTGGACCAGCTGATGAACGGCAAGCCGGTGGACGTTGACGCCACGCTGCGCAATGCCGAGTTCGTGGAGCGGCCGGCCGAGGGCGACCAGACCGTCGCCGCGGGCCTGCACGAGGCGCTCACCGACGCCGGCGCGGCTCCCGCCGACCTGGCACCCACCCCTGGCGGCTACGTCGCCTACCGTCGCGCGCTCGAGTCCGGCGGCAGGGCCGACGCGGCCAACCCGAACAGCTCGGCGCTGGGCCCCGACCAGTTCCTGGCGGCGACGTGGCTGAAGACCGTGGCCGATGCCGCGCCGGAGTGGGCCAAGGGCCTGACCAAGTCCCAATTGCTGGCCCTGCGCACGGATCCGGCGAAGTCTGCCGAGATGGCTGCGGTACTGGACCAGAGCAACGCCACGGCGCTCACCCAGGCCGGCGTCGAGGTGACCGACCAGACGCTCTACGCCGCGCACCACTTCGGCTCGAAGCGGGCGGTTGCCTTCGCCAACGCGGCCGACGACGCGCCGATGGCGTCGATCCTGACCAAGGCGGAGCTCAAGGCCAACCCATACCTGGACGGCCTGACCAAAGCTGAGGTGCTGGCCAACTGGAACCGGCGTGCCGGCCTCGCTGGCGTGCGGCCAGACGGCTCACCCGTCGATACCAACCCTGCCGGGCAGGCCCTTCGCCAGCGGCTGGTGGAGGATCCACGGAAGCTCTTCGCCGACTACGCGGCGCTTGCGGATTCAGAGGGTGGGCGCGTACTGAATACCGATGTGGCCCGCGAACTGGCGCCGGAATATCTGGCCGATCGCACCCGCTCGGCGGACGTGCACGAGGCGGCCAGCGACACGATCAAGCTGCTCTACGAGGACAAGCTGGCGCAGCCGACGCCGGAGGGCTACAGCCCGGTTGTGTTGTTCACTGCGGGCGGCACGGGCGCTGGAAAGACTACAGCCGTTCGCTCGCTGCAGGGCATGGACCGGCCGCCGGAGCTGATCTACGACACCAACATGAACACGCTGAGCTCGGCGGTTCAGAAAATACAGCAGGCGCTGGACGCAGGCCGGAAAATCAGCATCCTCTACGTGTACCGCGACCCGGTGGACGCCCTGATCCATGGCGCTCTGCCGCGTGCGGAAAATCAGGCAAAGAAGTTCGGGACCGGGCGTACCGTGCCGTTGGCCGAACACGCCCGAACTCACGCCGGCGTGCGGCCGGTCATCGATGCGCTGGCCGAGAAGTACAAGGGCGACCCGCGCGTCCAGATCAGCACGTACGATAATAGCCGCGGCAAGGGTCGCGGCGCCTTCGTTGACCTTGCGAAAGTGCCGAGGGTGGAGGAAAATGGAATCCATGAAAGGCTCCAGGCAGCCCTCGAAGAAGAGCACCGCGCCGGCCGCATCTCCGATGCCACCCGCGCCGGCTTCAACGCCGCAGGCCGAGACGCACAAGCAGTACAGCGATCGCTTGTTCGCGGCGCTCGCGGCGAACCTCCAGAAGAACATCCGTCTGGACGAAGCCAAGCAGAACTGAGCCAGGGCTCGACCCGTGCGCCGTCCTCTGCCACCCCTGACACCCGAACAGCAAGCACGCCGGAAGGTGCTGGACGCCCGCAGCAAAGAGCTGCTGGAGCAGATGCGGGTGATGAGCAACGAACTGGCCTCGATCCGGCGCGAGCTGGAGAGGTCGAACGCGCCCGAGAGGCCTCAGCGAACCGTCCGGATGAAGTTCTAGACGACGGCACCACCGTGGCCGACGCACTCCGCGCGGCCGATCAGGAAGTCACCCAGGCAGAAACGCAAGGCAAGGCCATCGAGGCCGCGGTTGCCTGCTTCCTGCGCTTTGGAGCAGCCGCATGAGAGCCGAATGCATCCAGGCCGTGGGCCAGGCGTTGGGCCGCGCGCCGAACGCCACGGAGACCCGCGACATCGAGAACCGCGTGCGCCTCGCCGCCCGCCGCCTCGCCGCCCAGGACCCGGCCAAGTGGCAAGCGCTGCCCCAGGCTGACCAGCTGCAGCAGGCCGGCGCAGCCGCCGCCAAGGACCTGCTGCACGAGGCCGCGCTCAAGCGCCACCGCGTCGCCATGGGCATCCTCACGCACGATCGCATGCGCAACTACATTGACGCCCAAGTCGCCGCCGGCTTCGACAAGGACGGCATCGCGGCGCTGTCGCGCATGCTGACCAGCGAGGCCGACGGCAAGAACAACATCACCAGCGTGGAGGGCGCCGCGCAGGGCATTGAGGCGGCGGCGTCGACGTTCCTCACGCGCACGTGGGACGTGGCCGGCGGACGGTTCCTGAAGATGCTGCGCGATCCCGCGGCCGAGCGGTTGCTGGTGCGTGCCCTGCACGGCGACGGGAGCGTGCCCAAGGCGTTCCGGGATGCGGCTGCGGATTTCCACGAGATCGCCGAGCGGCTGCGCCAGCGGTTCAACGCGGCCGGCGGTGATGTCGGCCGGCTGGTGAATTGGGGCATGCCGCATACCTGGTCGCGCGCACTGCTGCTGAAGCAGGGCCGGCAGGCATGGATCGACGGCATGCTGCCGCGCCTCGATCGCAGCCAGTACGTGCACGAGGACGGCCGGTCCTACACCACCGACGAGCTGCGTGAGTTCCTGGGCGAGGCCTGGCGTTCGGTGGTGACCGAGGGCGCCAACAAGGTGCTAGGCAAGGGAGGTGCAGTCGGCACCGGCATCAAGGCCAATCGCAACCGCGCAGAGCGGCAGATTCACCTGGCCGGCCCCGACGCCTACATGGAGGCCATGGCGCAGTTCAGCGACCGCGGCGTGCTCGACGCCATGATGGGGCACGTGCACCGCATGTCCCGTGACATCGCCCTGATCGAGCAGTTCGGCCCGAACGCCGACCGCCAGTTCGCGCACTTCCTCGAGCAGGAGACGGCCAAGGTCACGGACGCCAACCCGGACCGGATGGCCCGCGCCGACAAGGATGGGCATTTCGTCGAGCGCCTCTACAACTACGTGGCCGGCAACAGCGCGCCACCCCCCGAGACCTTCCTGGGCAAGGCCGCGAAGGTCTATCGGCAGCTGCAGGTGCTCAAGCTCGGCTCGGCCCTGATTTCGTCTTTCGGCGACCACGCCACGATGCACCTCACGGCGCACATCAACGGCATCCCGAAGATGAAGCTGTTCCTGAACAACCTGCGCACCACGTACGGCCATCCGTTCTCGAAGGCAGACCAGGAGCGCGCGGCTGCTGCTGGCCTGATGGTGCGCACCTATGCCCAGCAGCTCGCCCGCTACGGCGACGAGGTGGGCGCACACGGCTGGTCCTCGAAGCTGACCAACACCTTCATGAAGGTCACGCTGCTGCCGTACTTCACGGAGGCCCGCCGGCGTGCCTTCAGCTACGGGATGATGGACCAGGTCGGCAAGGCCTTGCGCGACCACAAGACCATGGCCACGCTCAACGATGCGGACCAGCGGTTCCTGAAGCACTCCGGCATCACCGAGGCCGACTGGCAGGTGCTGCGCCTGGCTAAGCCAGACGACTTCGCCGGCAACCACACGCTGATCACGCCCGAGGAGATTTACCAGATCCCCGATGCTGACATCGCCAAGGTGACCGCCGAGGCTCCAGACCTGGCCCGGGATCGAGCCGCGGCCAACCTGATGGCGTTCGTCTACGGCGAGCAGGATCGGGCGGTGCTCGAGCCGAAGGCCAAGTCCCGCCTGCACACTGGCGTCGACGTCAATGACGACACGCTCAAGGGCTTCCTGACCCACAGCTTCACCACGTTCCGCAGCTTCAGCTTCGAGATGTACGAGGCGCAGATCAAGCGGTCCCTGAAGGCCTTCGACACCAAGACTGGATCGGCCGCCTACATGTCGGCGCTGATCGCCAGCACCATCGTCCTGGGCGCAGCCGCCAACGCTATGCGCGACATCGCCAATGGTCGCGACCCGCGCACCTTGAACCTGGATACGGAGGCGGGCCGCAAGAACTGGGTGGCCGCCCTGATCACCGGCGGCGGCCTGGGCATCTACGGCGATTTCCTGATCAACACTTATGGCGGCTCGCGCGGATCGAGCCTCTCCGAGACCGCCGCCGGCCCGATGGTGCAGGACATTGGCACGCTGCTCAACGTTGGCCAGCAGCTGGTCGCCCAGGGCACCGATCCCGACGCGGAGCTGGCGCGCAAGCTGCGACCCACCGGCGTGTCGGCGGTGCGCACGGCCAAGTCCTACGTGCCGGGCGGTTCGCTCTGGTACACCCGCGCCGCCCTGGACCGGCTGATCTTCAACCAGCTGAGCGACTACTTCAGCCCGGGCCACCTGGCCCGCATGAAGTCCAAAGCGCGCCAGCAGCACCGCACCTCGTGGTGGGCGCCTGACGAGGTCGCGCCGAAGCGTGCCCCGAACCTCGAGACCGTAGGAGCGAAGTGATGGAATCCGAACAGCGCGACCGCATTGCCGACGTGATGGGCCGCCTCACCGAGGTGGCGCTGCGCGATGCCGACCCGGATAGCTGGACTGCCGCCCACAAATCGCTCAAGGACATGAGCAAAGCGGAGCGCGGCGATGCAGCCTGGTGCCGAAAGACCGCGTGCATGACCGTATCGCTGCTGCTGCAGTTCCAGCGCCTACACCAGCAAGCCGCGCAGGATCCCGCGCCCGGCGATGTGGCACCAAGCCTGGATGAGGAGCTGGCGGCCGCCGAGGCCAAGGCGCGCGAGTTGCTGGAGCGTGTGGGGGCAAGATGATCCCGGCGCTGCTCGGCACGCGCCCGAAAATCAGCTTCCTGGCGTTCTACGCACTGTGGGCTGAGCGCATGCGTTGGGAGGTGCCGCCGCTGCACGTGCGGGCCTGCGTGTGGCTGCAGGAGGCCTGGCTGTCTGGCGACGACTTGCTACTGCTGATGCTGCCGCGCGGGCACGCCAAGTCGACCCTGCTCGAAATCTTCAATGCATGGATCTACTACTGCTGGCCGGTGCTGCGCATCCTGCACCAGTCAGAGAGCGACGGCACCGCGCTCAAGACCAGCCGCGGCACGCAGAACGTGCTGCGCCACCATCCGCTGACCATCGGCCTGCTGCCGGATACCCAGGGCACCGTCGAGCAATGGTGGGTGCGCGGCGCGTTCGAGCGCGACCCGCGTAACGCCAGCATGTACGCCAAGGGCATCCTCTCCAACGTCACCAGCTCGCGTGCCGACTTTGTCCAGAACGATGACATCGAGGTGCCCAAGAACATTGGCACACCCGAGGCCCGCGAGAAGCTGCGCTATCGGCTGGGCGAGCAGGTGCATATCGCCGTACCGGGCGCGCCGGCCCTCTACATCGGGACGCCACACACCCATGAATCCGTGTACGACGACGTCCGCAAAGCGGGAGCCCGCGCCATGATCGTACCCATGTTCGCCAAGGCCTATCGGATCGAGCAGGCCACCAAGCCCAGCTACGACGTAGGTTTCGCCCCTGAATACGTGTTCGTCGGCATCGGTCGCGGCGCACGCCTATTGCGTGAGGGCACCGACTACAGGGTGAGTGGCACCGAGCTGCAGCTCGCCCACCATGTCGGCGACCTGGTCGACTGCTACGCCGGTGCCGCGTGGCCCGAGCGGTTCACCCCGGCGGAAATGGAGAAGCGCCGCCGTAAGACCCGAACCATCAACGAATGGGACAGCCAGTATCAGCTGCAGTCCAAGCCGGTGGGCGATATCCGCCTCGACCCCGCCCGCATCACACCCTACGCCGTCGCTCCCGAGATACGCCGGGCGAACAATGCCGTGTCCATGTGGCTCGGCAGCGTGCAGATCGTGGGCGCCTCGTGTCGGTGGGACCCCTCCAGCGGCAAGCTGCGCAGCGATGCGTCGGTGCTGTCCGTGGTGCTGCAGGACGCCATCGGCCGGCGCTACCTGCACAAGCTCGTGCAGCTCATGGGCGAAGTGGCCGAGACCAGCGCCGACGGCAAGACCATCGTAGGCGGGCAGGTGTGGGTTATCTGCAACATCGTCGAGGAGCTCGGCCTGTCGCGCGTGGTGCTGGAGACCAACGGCATCGGCGGCTTCGCCCCGGCCGTGCTCAAGACCGCCCTGAAGCAGCGGCGCCTCCGGTGCGGGGTGAAGGAAGAGCACAGCGTCGAGAACAAGAACAAGCGCATCCTCGAAGCGTTCGAGCCCTTGCTGCTGACCAAGGGCCAGCTGTGGGCGCACGTGGACGTCCTGCGTGGGCCGCTGTGGGATCAGATGCGGGACTGGAATCCGGCCGTCCAGCAGCAGCCCGACGACTACCTGGATGCGAGCGCCGGGGCCATCACCGAGACCCCCGAGCGCATCGGCAAGATAGTCGGGAACCCGACCCCCAGGGAATCCCATGATTGGCGCCAACACGCCGGCACGTTCGAGGTGGAGTTCGAGCGGTAGCCATTTTCGCATGAGGGCTGCCAGATCGATGACCGAAGAATCCTCCATTGAGCGGCTGATCGGTTCGATCGACGCAAGGACCGCCATGCTCGAGCGACGTGTGGCAACACTTGAAACCGACATCAAGAACGAGTTGCGCCTGATGAACGATCGGGTGAGCGCCGTGCACGAGACGATCACAGCCGCACGAGGTGGCTGGAGAGCCGTTGCATGGTTGTCTGGCGTTGCGGCAACACTTGGCGGCGCTGCCTCTTGGGCGATCCATCTACTGGCGCACGGGCCATGAAGATGGTCGACAACTGGAAGCAGGCTTGGAGATGGGGCAGCGTGCAGATCGCCGGCTCCGGCGCCATCCTGGGTGCACTCGGCGCGGGGCTTGCTGCAAGCACATCGGCGGCATCCCTGGCGAAGGTCTTCCCACCGTGGGCCGTGTGGGCCGGTGGTGCGCTGATCTGCGCATGCACGGTCGCCGGCAGACTGCTGGTGCACACGCCCGGCGCCCGCAAGGTCGGCCACGTCAACCTCGACACGGACACCTGAGCCCATGGCCCGCGCCAAGGTTGCCGGCTACGTCGCTGCTGCAGCCATCGCCGCGGCCGCGGTCATCGGCGCGCACTACGAGGGCAAGTCCAACGACGCTTATGCCGACGTAGGTGGCATCCCCACGATCTGCTACGGCCACACCAGCGGGGTCAGTGCCGGCGACCGCGCCACGGATGCGCAGTGCGAGGCGTGGCTGAAGCAGGACATGGGTGAGGCACTGGATGCGGTAAACCGGTGCATCCCCGGCCTGCCATTCGGTCCTCTGGTCGCGTTCACCGACGCGGGCTACAACGCCGGCCCGAACATCGTTTGCGGCTCCACGCTGCAGCGCAAGGCTTTGGCCGGCGACCTGGTGGGTGCATGCAACGAGCTGCCGAGGTGGGTCTACGCCGGCGACAAGATACAGCCCGGCCTGGTGAAGCGCCGTGCCACCGAACAGGCCATCTGTCTTGGGGAGCCCGTGCCGTGATGCGCACGCTGCTGATGGACATCGCCATCGTCGCCGCGTGGCTGCTGGCCGCGTGGCTGCTGTGGGGGACGCGACGGTCATGAGGCACGACGACCTGGACGCCGCCCGCGGCATCGTCTATGCGGTTCTGGGGTCACTCGTGCTTTGGCTGATCCTGGCCGGGGTCATCGCCTTCATCTGGCACGCGACATGCCACTGAAAGACTGGCTGATCCTGGCCCTGATAGCCGCCATGCTTGCCGGCGGCATCTACCTCCGCCGCCAATGGGTCGCCGAGGGCGCGGACAGGCAGGCCCAGATCGATCGCCAGGCCGCACAGGAAGCCGCCGACGCGTGGGCCGCTAGGGTGGCCAAGGCCGAGGACGCGGCGTCCACCACAGTCCGCGCTGGGGCCGTCACGGTCGCACAAACGACCGCATCCACCGAGACGGCTGTGCGCACCATCACGAGGATCGTCCATGACTCGCCTGCCCCTGCTGCTTGCGTGTTGCCTGCTGACAGCCTGCGCCACCTCCAGGATCAAGTCGACGCCGCCAACGCCGCCGCGAGTCGCCTGCGCTGAGCACGCACCGGCAGGCAAGATGCCGCCGGTGCCCCCTGGCTTCGATGCGCTGCAGGTGTGGGTCGCCGTGGCGATCGGGGTATTTCACGCCGAGGTCGACAAGCGCGTGACCACGGCCGCGTGCCTAGACGCCATGCGCAAGACCGGCGTCATCCGCTGACATGCCAGCAACCCTGCAACCCATTGTCATCGTCGGTGGTCAGGCGTGTACCTGGATCGCGCGCAGCGGTCCGGACCACGCGAAGTACGGCGATCCGTACGCGATCGCGTGTGTCGTCGTTCGGGTGAGCGACACCACAGCCAGGGTCGAGGCACTGACCGCTGGCGGCAACTCCGCGCGCGCCCTGCTGGCCCTGCGCGAGGTGCTGCGTGGCGTCGGGTTCTCGGCGGTGGAGTGGGAGCGACGCGAGGCAGGGACGTGCCGGGCAGTGCGCGTATCACTCTAGGCCGACGACCGGTTCAGGTGGCGCCTACAGCATCGTTTTGTTGACGCCACCAAAATGATCCCGCCCCGCGAGTCCTGACCCGAACCGGCTACCAGCCTGGCAGCACTGACGACCGGGGCGCCCAAATAGTCGGGAATCCGCCGGCATCCCTGCCCATCATCGGCGTGAGCTGAAGATGGAGCAGGCCTATGCGTCGACCGCGTTACCCGACTGTCGTGAAGCCGCCGACCGACGCGGAGCTTCGCGATGCGGTGATTAAGGCGAATGCGGCTTTGACCGACGCGCCGAGCGACGACAAGGTTTACAACCGCAAGAATGGTGCATGGGTCGAGGATACGGGCGGCGGCGGCGGGGACAGCTATCCCGAAGGCACGGCGTTTCCGACCGACCCTGCACCATCGACAAACGACAAGTTCTACCGGACGGACCTCGGCCTGCTGTGTTACTTCGATGGCGCCCGCTGGCTGACGGTCCAGGAATATACGGAAGCCCCGGGCGTTGGGCCTCTCACCGATCAAACCGGCGCCATTGGCGCGTTGTCGTACTTTCGATTTGCTGCGGACCAGGAACACGACATTCTGGTGACAGGGTTTCGGTCCTCCATATTTTCGAATGTCCTTCAGAACTCCACCAACTATTGGTCCGTCGTTTTGCAATATGCGGGCTCGAACAATTCACAAACCCTCATGGGCAGCTTCAACACCCAGGGCATGAGTGCCGGAACGATTGGATACCGATCCCTTTCGCCAGGGATCGTGGTCCCCAAGACCGCCGTCCAAATTCGTACCGAGTGGACGCCACATGGCTCTCCTGGATATATAAATCCGACGCACAGGTTGATCTACCGACTGATCGTGACCTGACCGCTCAAAAGGCCAACACAATGACCGTATCCACCAATCAGCCGATTAACTCATCCATCGCCAACGGCATTACTGCCGTGTTCCCCTACGGGTTCAAGATTAACCACGCGGGCGATCTGCTGGTGACCGTGAACGGCGTGGTGCGCACCCTCGACACGCATTACACCGTGACCGGCGTGGGCGTGGATGACGGCGTGCACGTCGGCGGGAATATCACCTTCCAGCCGGGATTCCTGCCTCCCTCTGGGGCGATCGTGACGCGGCGCCGGGCGATGGCGTTCCAGCGCTCGACCGACTACCAGAACCTGGGCGACCTGCTGGCCAGCACGCTGAACGCCGACCAGGACGACCCGGTGATGATGATTCAGCAGCTCGCCGCGACGGCACTGCAGCTGATCCAAAACGGCGCCGGCGAGTTCGTGTGGGACGCCCAAGGCAACCGCATCATCAACGTCGCCAACGGTGTCGATCCGAGCGATGCGGTGAACCTGAGCCAGCTTGCTGCGGCCATCGACCCCAGCGGCTCGGGCGTCGGCGTGGCGCCGAAGAAGTGGGACTTCGTCGGCGACGGCACCACCACCGATTTCCCGATCACTGGCGCCACGGTGTTCGATCCGCTGTTCTTCGACGCGGCCAAGGCTGGGGCGGTGATCGAACCTGGAGTCGACTACACGATCATTGGCGGCGACAACCCGATGTTCCGGTTCACGACGGCGCCGGGCGACGGCGTGACCGGCTTCGCGGTGCTGCGCGGCTACGCCAAGGCCGCCAGCGGCGACATGCCGATCACCACCACCGCCAGCACCGTGATCAGCACCGACGGCAGCAGCATCGTCACGGTCGACGGCACGTTCCAGAACAATCTGCTGCTGATCACCTCCAACACCGACATCACGCTGCGGATCAAGAAGACCACCGGCAGCGCCGGCGACTGGAAGTCCGGCGAATACTTCAGCGTGATGCAGGTGGGCACCGGCCAGGTCACGCTGGCGATCGAGGACGGCACCGGCACGCTCACCCCGTCGCCGGGTTTCCTGGCCAAGACGCGCGGGCAGGGCAGCATCATTTCGGCAAGCTGCATGTACGCCGACGCCGATGCCTGGGCCATCTCCGGCGACCTGCTGCGCGCCACCGCCACGCCGGACAAGCAGTGCTTCCGTTTGCCGTGCAGCGACCAGGCGACCACCGACATCGCCGCGGCCACCAACGTGCACCGCATGCGCATGCCCTACAGCATGCTGCTGAGCGAAGTCCGCGCCACGCTCAACGTTGCCCAGTCCTCCGGCACGGTGCTCACGGTCGACGTCAAGCAGAACGGCACGTCGATCTTCACCACCACACTCACCATTGACAACAACGAGAACACCAGCACGACCGCGGCCACGCCCTACGTCCTGGTCAACCCCAACACCTTTCTCGACGATGGCGACCTCGTCTCCGTGGACGTGACACAGGTTGGATCCAGTGGCGCGCGCGGCCTGGAAGTGCAGCTGATCGGGTCGCGCGTCTGATGGGTGCCAACCACGTCCTCTACGACCGCCCGGACCTCGACCAGGCCGTCGGGGCGCTGGCGCTCTACGTGGACGGCTCGCTGCCGTCCGGCGTCCCAGGATCGGCATACGAAGGGCGGCTGCAAATTCACAACGCTATCGGCAACTGCAGCGTTCGACTGATCTCCGGCACGCCGCCGCCTGGCTACAACCTGGCGGTGGACAATGCAACCCATGAGGTAGTGCTGACCTGGCCGTACTACCAAGCCAATGACGTCACCGTCAGCAATGATTTCAGTGCCTGGAACGGCTGGGAGCCGGCGTACGCGTTCGCGCTCGATGCTGGTGCGGCACGCTACGACGGACAGGGCGAAGCTGGCATCTACAGTCCGTATATGCCGGTCACTCCAGGCACACCGACCACGCTTTCGATCCAGGCCAAGTGCGGTTCGTCCGGACACGAACATGTGGGCTTTCGGTCGGTGATCGCGTGGTACGACGTCGACAAGAACTTCATGCTGATCCCCGGCGTGCAAAACCACGCGGCCGAGGTGTTCACGGCAGGACCGATCATCTTCAGCCCAAGCCAGTCTCTCGTTGCCTCGGCCGTGAGCGCTACCGTGCCGGAAGGGGCAGCGTTCGCACGGGCCTACGCCAGCTGCACGCGGAACCGCGAGAACAAGCCCATGTGGGTCGACAATGCTTCGTGGACGCTGAAGGCCCCAGCAGTCGGCATCAACGCGAACGCCACAATTTGCATCCGCGTGCGCGTGAAGGATTCGGCCGGCCGGGAGGCCGATTGGTATGGGTGTATTTCGGTCGATGGACTTGGCGCCCAGTTCAGCGCCTGGCGATACAAGCAAGTAGCCAGAGATGATGCTGGCGACTATTCCGCGGCTGATTTCGACGATTCGGACTGGGCTACGGGCCCCGCGCCATTCGGTGGATCAAACGAGGGGCTGACAGGTTGGCCAGATGCGCACAGCTATGACCCGAGATTCTCGCCGGAATTTGCGACAGCGTGGGAGGTGTTTACTCGCCTATGGCTGCGGCGGACGTTGACGCTCTCTTCCGTGCCCGAAGGAGGCTATTCGTTCGTCGGCTACATCGACGACAATTTCCACCTTTACGTGAACGGCGAGCTCGTGCTGTCGACGCCAGGCGATATTGAGGGTGGCGGCTACACCGACACCATACCTGCTAGCGCATTCCAGGTCGGGGAAAATAGCATCGCTGTTCGGTGCGATGACGAAGCACCAGGATCCACCAGCATCACCTACGCTGACTTCCTGCTCGATCCGGTGCTGGAATAGCACCGCTCACGCCGTCACGGCGGGGCTGGCGTAGAGCGCGGTGATGTGAGTAAGAGTGTGAGTACGATGGCCCAGGTGTTCCACGTGAAACCGCATAGTAGAGCGGTCCTCTGGGCGTTATTCGACTCCTATTCCCGGCACCATTTGCAAGTCTGTCGGGGTCTGCCGGCATCGTCGGAACCCTATGAAACCCCGCCACTGCGCGGGGTTTTTGTTGTCCGGTGTCTTTGGTTGTCGCTGGGCATCGTCTCAATCCGTGAGTAAGATCGTGAGTACAGTGGCCGCATCATCGGCCTGGCAGGGAACCTTACTCACATGCCCCTCAATGACACCCGCCTGCGCGCGCTCAAGCCGCGGCCCAAGGTCTACCGCGTGGCCGACATGGATGGCCTGTGCATCGAGGTGCGGCCGAGCGGCGCGCGATGCTGGCGATTCCGCTACCGCTTCGCCGGCCGGGCCAACATGCTCGACCTGGGTGGGTATCCGGCTGTGAGCCTGCAGGAGGCGCGCAGGGAGCGCGACCGGCTGCGAGGCATGGTCAGGCAAGGGGTAGACCCCAGCGCGGCGCGTAGGCAGGCGTTGGCGCAGCAGACGGCGGCCTCTGATTTGTTTGAACCAGTCGCACGGGAGTGGCTGGCCAAGCAGGGTGCATGGTCACCGGCAACGATGACCAAGGCGGTGGCGCTGCTGGAGAATTGGGCGTTTCCCTGGATCGGCCGGCGCCGGCTGCGCGAGGTGAGCGTAGGCGACATGCTACTGTTGGTCCAGCGCCCCGAAGCGCAAGGCAAGATCGAGACCGCTCAGCGACTCAAGCAGCGGTGCGGCCAGGTGTTCCGCTACGGCATTCCAAGCGGCCGTTGCGACAGTGACCCGACCGCCAGCCTGCGCGGCGTGCTGCAGACGGCGCGGGTGCGGCACCACGCCAGCCTGACCGACCGTGTACGCGTGGGTGGGTTGTTGCGTGCGATCGATGGTTATCCGGGCACCTTCGTGGTGAAGTGCGCGCTGCACTTGTCGGCGCTGACGTTCGTGCGGCCAGGTGAGCTGCGGGCGTGGGAGTGGACCGAGGTGATCGAGGACGGCACGTTGTGGCGTATCCCGGCCGAGAAGATGAAGATGAGGGAGCCGCACCTGGTGCCATTGTCCCACCAGGCGCGCGCGGTGCTGGATGAACTGCGACCCGTGACCGGCGGCGGGCGCTACGTGCTGCCAAGCGCCCGCGGTGGCGGACGCTGCATGTCGGAAAATACCGTGGGTGTGGCGTTGCGCACGCTGGGCTACACCAACCGCGACATGACGGCGCACGGCTTCCGGTCGATGGCTTCCACACTGCTGAATGAAGCCGGGTTCAACCGCGACTGGATTGAGCGACAGCTTGCGCACGCCGAACGCGACGCGGTGCGGTCAGCCTACAACTACGCCGAGTTCTTGCCCGGCCGGCGCGACATGATGCAGGCCTGGGCGGATCTGTTGGACAAGCTTAAGCGGGGTGGCGACGTGGTACCGCTACAGGCAATGGGGCAGATTAGGCGGCGACCTCGTGTGCCAGGGTCATGACCAGCGCACCAGGAATGCCGGAGCGGCGCAGGGCTGCGACGTTGTGTGCGCCGTAGGCAATCAGAACCATGGGGCCGCCACTGTTGCCCCTGGCGCGTGTTCCGTCCGGGTGGTGGAAGTGCGGGCGCTTGGCCATGAACAGCAGCGCATCGGCGCACGGCCAAACGAAGCGCTGGAACATCGTGGTTTCGGTGCGCGCGAACACCAACGCGATGCCGTCGCCGTGCTTGGCGAGCCGTTCGAGCCACGCCGCAGCATGCGGCCCATAGGGTGGATTTAACCAGACGCGGCCTTCCCAGCGCGCAAGCAAGCCATTCTCGGGCGGTGCAATCATGTTCCACGCCGTAACCCATGGCTGGTGGACAGCAGCACAAGGATCGAGGTCGAACAGGCCGAGCGCGCGCACTATCTCAGGAGGGGTCAGCCAGTCATGCGTGGCAGCTATCGGCCGCGAAGCGTAGGGGTGGCCGGTGCTCACGCCGCGTCCCGCTGCTGGTCGCGCTCGAGCATCCGCGCGGCGATGTATTCGTCCACCTCCGCCAGCACCCAGAACGACGAACGTCCGCACTTCACTGGCGCCGGGAAACGGCCAGCCTTGATCTCGGCGTAGATCGTCGACGGGTGCATGCCTACGCGGTCGCGGACGCCCTTGGTGGCGGCGCGCTCGGGATGCTTCGGGTCGGGCGCCGGGGTCTTCATGGGGATGAGGATGTGGCTCACGACTTGCCCCCTAGCGGCAATGCGTACAAGCGCAAGCGGCCATCGCTCGACAGCGTTGCCACGACGGCGTGCTTGAGCAGGCGCGCCGTATGGATGGCTGCATGCGTCGTTTCGGGAATGATCAGCGTCGTGATGTTCACGCCACCAGGGTAGGAATCCGCCCAGGCGTTCCGGCGCCGATCCTCCGATGCCTCGAGCTCGGCGACACGGCGCTTGAGCGCACGAGCCTCGCGCTGTGAGATTGGCTTGGTCTTGTTCATGCCGTCGTCTTCCCAGCCGCACCAAACGGCCCCAGTCCCTCGTAAAGCGCCGCCATTGCCAGCCTGGTCACGGTGTCGGGGGCTGTCTTGATGCGGCGGTAGAACGTGCCATTGGCGAGGCCGAGTTCTTGTCGCGCCACCTCCGGCGTGTAGGCGCTCGCCTCGAACC